CTTGAATCCCCGGTAAATGCGTCAGGGCGCTTTGCTAAATTGCAGTTTGGTGCCAATCTTCGATTTCGGAAACTCCCCCACAGCGCGCTCCACTGCTGGATTGGGAGAGTTTCCGGTCAGGCACTACTTACGGTCTCCGAGTGGGCCGACCAGCACCGCATGTTGTCGAGTAAATCCTCGGCAGAGCCGGGTCGCTGGCGTACGCATCGCACGCCGTATTTAAAGGCGATCATGGATTGCCTGTCGCCGATGTCACCGATTGAGCGGGTGGTGTTCCAGAAAGGCGCGCAGTTGGGTGCCACTGAAATGGGCAACAACTGGATTGGTTACGTAATTCACCATGCCCCCGGTCCGATGATGGCCGTCAGTCCGACGGTGGATATGGCGAAGCGGAACAGCAAACAACGTATCGACCCGCTGATTGAGGAATCCGCCGTATTAGCTGACAGGGTGTCACCATCACGCAGCCGAGACGCCGGCAACACAATTCTGGCCAAGGAATTTCGCGGCGGCGTACTGGTAATGACCGGTGCCAATTCGGCCGTAGGCTTGCGTTCGATGCCGGTACGCTATCTGTTTCTGGATGAAGTCGATGGTTATCCCGTCGATGTGGACGGCGAAGGCGATGCCATCAGTTTGGCGGAAGCCAGAACCCGAACCTTTGCCCGACGCAAGATCTTCATCGTATCCACACCGACGATTGCTGGCGTGTCGAGCATTGAACGTGAATACCTGCGTAGCGACCAGCGGCGCTATTACCTGCCGTGTCCGCACTGCCAGCATCAACAGTGGCTGCGCTTTGAGCAACTGCGCTGGGAGAAAGGTCAGCCCGATACCGTCGCCTATGTCTGTGAGCACTGTAGTACGCCCATCCTGGAACACCACAAGACTGAGATGCTCGCCAACGGCGTATGGCTACCGACAGTACCGGACTATTTCGGCAAAACGGCAGGCTTTCACTTATCGAGTTTATACAGCCCCGTCGGCTGGCGCAGCTGGCGGGATATTGCGGCTGCCTGGGAACAGGCCGTGGATCGTGAATCGGGATCAGCGGCAGCCATCAAGAGTTTCAAGAACACCGAGCTCGGTGAAACCTGGGTCGAGGAAGGTGAAGCGCCTGACTGGCAACGCCTGCTGGAACGCCGTGAGGACTACCGGATCGGGACCGTACCGTTGGGCGGCCTACTTCTGGTCGGCGGTGCTGACATCCAGAAGGACCGGATCGAAGTATCCGTCTGGGCATTTGGCCGTGGCCGGGAAGCGTGGCTGATCGAACATCGCGTAGTGATGGGTGATACCGCCCGTGCTCAGGTGTGGGATGAACTCGCAGCCATGCTCTGCGAACGGTGGACGCACCAGTCAGGCGCACAGCTGCCGTTGTCACGCATCACCATCGACTCTGGCTTTGCGACCCAGGAAACCTATGCTTTTGTTCGTCAGGTACGCGATCCACGGGTCATGGCGGTCAAGGGTGTGGCAAAAGGTGCAGCCCTGATCGGCATCCCCACCGCCGTGGATGTGTCTGTCGGCGGCAAGAAACTGCGTCGTGGCATCAAGGTGTACAGCGTAGCTGTTGGGATCGCCAAACTGGAACTCTATAACCATCTGAGAAAGGCAGTTCAGATCGACGATGACGGGGTGTTGCTCTACCCCGCAGGTTATGTCCATCTGCCCAAGGTCGATGGCGAGTACCTGCAGCAACTATGTGCCGAGCAACTGGTGACCCGACGCAACCGTCACGGCTTCGCCATCCGCGAATGGCAAAAGATGCGCGAACGTAACGAAGCACTGGATTGCTACGTCTACGCACGGGCAGCCGCCAGTGCTGCCGGACTGGATCGTTTTGAAGAGAGACATTGGCTTGAGTTGGAGCGACAGATGAATCTGCCGCCGCCAGTGCCATCAGTTGTATCGCCACCAACAGCCACCTCTCACGGTGGCTTTGTTGTTTCTGGACCCCGACGAATCATCCGCAGCCGTTGGCTGGAAAGTTGAGCCATGTCACTCAAGAAGCATGTCCGAGCACTGCGTCAGCAACTCCGCCAACTCAAGGCGGCACTGGTCCGGGGCGAGAAGCGGGTCACCTTCGACGGTAAGTCCGTGGAGTACCGCACGCCAGACGAGTTGAAGGTCGCCATCGACATGGTCGAACGGGAAATCCGCAGCACCCAGATTGTCCGTGGCCGGGCCGTTCCTGTGCCCCGACAGATTCGCGTCACCACCGGAAAGGGATTTTGATGGCCTGGTTTCCCAAACGGCTGAGCCAACTCTGGCAGGGCACCACGCCGATCCATGAAGCAGCAGGTCGGGGACGGCGTGCGCTGGCCTGGATGCCTGGCAATCCCGGTGCGGTGGCGGTCCAACTGACGACGGGTGACGCGCTGCGTACCAAGTCACGTGATCTGGTGCGCCGCAATCCTTGGGCGAATAACGCCATCGAAGTCTTTGTGGCGAACGCCATCGGCACCGGTATCAAACCGCAGTCGCTTGCCCAGGATGAAGGTTTCCGTTCGGCGGTGCAAACCCTGTTCCGTGACTGGGTGGAGGAAGCCGATGCTAGCGGCCAGACGGACTTCTATGGGCTGCAGGCACTGGCCTGTCGCGCCATGGTCGAGGCGGGGGAGTGTCTGATCCGCCTGCGCCCACGACTGCCGCAGGACGGGTTGAGCGTGCCGCTCCAGTTGCAACTGCTGGAATCCGAACACCTGCCGCTGCATCTGAATCTGGATCTGCCCAACGGCAACCTGATTCGTGCTGGTATCGAATTTGACCGACTGGGTCGGCGCGTGGCCTACCACCTGTATCGCACCCATCCCGAGGATGGCGGCTATGCGACACAGGCCACAGCTGACATGACACCAGTAAGGGTAGCGGCAACAGAGATCATCCACCTCTATCGAGCCCTGCGTCCCGGCCAGATTCGTGGCGAGCCCTGGCTGTCACGAGCCCTCGTCAAACTGAACGAACTCGATCAGTACGACGATGCCGAATTGGTGCGCAAGAAAACCGCTGCCATGTTCGCCGGTTTCATCACCCGCCAATCCCCAGAAGACAACCTGGTCGGCGAAGGACTGGCAAACGCCCAGGGGATCGCTCTAGCCGGTATGGAGCCAGGCACATTACAGATCCTGGAACCCGGCGAAGACGTTAAGTTCTCCGATCCGGCGGATGTCGGTGGCAACTACGCAGAGTTCCTGAAAACCCAGTTCCGGGCGATCGCGGCAGCAATGGGTATCACCTATGAGCAACTGACCGGCGATCTGAGCGGAGTGAATTACAGCAGTATCCGCGCCGGACTACTGGAGTTTCGCCGCCGCTGCGAAATGATCCAGCACGGCGTGCTGGTCCATCAACTCTGTCGTCCGGTGTGGTCCGCCTGGATGGAACAGGCCGTTCTGTCCGGTGTGCTTCAGGCCCCGGGCTTTGTACGAAACCGGCGAGCCTATCTCGCCTGCAAGTGGATTCCGCAGGGCTGGCAGTGGGTGGATCCGCTCAAGGAGTTCCAGTCGATGTTGCTGGCGATTCGTGCCGGCCTGATGTCGCGGTCCGAAGCCATCTCGACCTTCGGCTACGACGCCGAGGATGTGGATCGGGAAATCGCGGCTGACCAGAAGCGTGCCGACGAACTGGGGCTGATCTTCGACAGCGACCCGCGCTACACGGCACGTACCGGCGCCAATGCCGGCCAGGACACCGGCGGGGGAAGTCCTCCCGCCAATCAGAACTAAACCACAGGAGCCTTTCATGCTATCGCACGTCGCGGCCCACCTCATGGGTGTGCCCTTGATGATTTATCGCCCCAAACTGGACACGATCCTGGCGGTCTTGGGCAAACGGCTCGATCTTCCCGAGACGGCGATATCGGACTACCTGCCGCCGGTACGCTCCGAGATGCCTACGAGTACCGGGATTGCCGTGATTCCGGTCTATGGCACCTTGGTCAAGCGCACGCTGGGACTCAACGCCGTGTCGGGACTCACCAGTTACCAGAGCATCGCCGACCAACTGGATGTGGCGCTGGCCGATCCGGCGATCACGGGCATCGTGCTCGACATCGACAGCCCGGGCGGGGAGGTCAATGGCGCCTTCGATCTGGCTGACCGGATTTACGCCGCTCGCAAACGCAAACCGATCTGCGCCATCGCCAACGACTCGGCATTCTCGGCGGCGTATGCCATCGCTTCAGCGGCCAGCCAGGTCTATGTCGCCCAGACCGGCGGGGTCGGTTCCATCGGTGTCATTGCCATGCATGTCGATCAGTCCGCCCGGGATGCCAGTGAGGGACTGTCTTACACGCCCATCTATGCCGGTGCCTGCAAGAACGACCTGAATCCGCATGAACCCCTGGCCGACAGTGCCCGGG